GGTTCCCAACCACCATAAGAGAATCCTGTGCCTACGGGGGATTATACAGGTACCCTCTCATGGTGGATATTACTCTGAAGACCTACCCGTTGAGGCGGGCGACGGGACTAACCCTCCCGGTGTGGGGGCGTGGGCGTGTGAGCGGAAATCTAGTACGCGGGTCACGTTAAGTGGTAGCTTGTACAAGGTTGGGAACTCTTCGTGGGACGAGGACCACGGGGCTTTAGTACCGACTGCTGGCGGCAAGTGGGCCATACCATTACCCCTACCACTGGGTAACCAGTGGTCAGACCGGTGCGCGCACCATTTCAACGCCAGCAACAAGCCTTCATGATTTACACTATGTTCATCGTCAAGTGTCTTTTTGCTGGAGCAATTGTTGCGGCGGCTACCTGGGTGAAACCCCGCGCCCAGGTACGCCGAGTGTCGAAGTCAGTTGAGAAGAGGTCCCGTAAAGTGATCTCCTCCTTTGAGACCGAAGCGCTCGATGAGGACCCTGAGGACACTGGTTGTCCACAGGAGCCGGGGGATGTCAGGGTGCGGATCACCGTTGGCGGTGCTCTACCAAAACCCAGCCCCAGGTTTGAGAGGTCGAAGATTGTGAGGCTTGCGGCCGCACATGTCAGGGCAAAAGTGGGCCTCTTGAAGAGGACAGAGGCCAACATGATGGTGGCCCGGAAGCTTGTCAATGAGTTCTTGGAGGACAGGAAAGACCTCCGTAAGACCCACTGGCTCGCTATCGTGCCGCTCGCTGTGGAGTTGGCTTTCGTGCCAACCATCTACGACATTGAGGCCCGTGATATGGCGGGCACACTGGAGTGGAGTGGTAGGAGGGAAGCATACGCAGCAGACCGGGTGGTCGCCCAGGGGTGGGGACCGTGGGGCTTGTTCGGTCGGAGAGAAGTCCGGACTGCCCCGCCCAGCGGCTAGGGGTGCCTTGAGCGCTTGGACGGTGTCACGACATCCATTGAGAGGGATGTTCCGTGGGCACGATTGGACGTCAAGTGTTGGACTCCAAGGCGCGTCGGTCGGCGGATTTACAGGGTTACCGCGTTGTCGCCACCGTTGGCCTACGGTGTGCACAATAACAACCTTGTTAACCTCAAACGCGGGCTGCGGGAGCGTGTTTACGCTGTTGAAAGTGATGGTGTGCTAGTTGAGCCACCACGCCCAAAGCCCGGGGTCTTTGATGTTGAGTTGGCAACGGAGGCTCGTGAATTGGATAGATCATCGTTCCCGACCGCCAGGTACACCTACGAGGAGTTCGTAGATACGTATTCTGGCCGCAGACGAACGGTCTACCAGAATGCGGTTACCTCCCTGACCACACTGCCGGTTCGCCGACAGGATGCCAACTCGATGTCTTTCCTGAAAGCGGAGAAGTTAGCTCTCTGGTCGAAGGGGGACCCTGCACCCAGGCTCATTCACCCGCGTGATCCTAGGTACAACGTTGAGGTAGGCAGATTCGTGAAGAGGATAGAGCATGAGGTGTACCATGCAGTGGACCACATGTGGGGTGACAGAACCATACTCAAGGGGTACAATGCGGCTGATGTCGCACGGATCCTTAGGGGTAAGTGGGACAGTTTCGACGGCCCTGTTGCCATCGGGCTGGACGCCAGTCGGTTTGATCAGCACGTTAGTGTTGAAGCACTCAAGTGGGAACACCAGAGGTATCTCCGGTACTTCCGTGGACGCGACAGGGAGGAGCTAGCGCAGCTGCTTGACTGGCAGTTGCGCACAAAGTGCTTCGCCCGATGCGATGACGGTCGTATCAAGTATACCGTAGATGGGATGCGGTTTTCCGGGGACATGAACACTGGACTCGGGAATTGCTTGCTCATGAGCAGCATGGTGCACGCTTGGTGTCGGCGGCGAGGAGTCCGCGCCAAGTTGGGCAACAACGGAGACGATTGTGTGCTCATTCTAGATGGCCGCCAGGTGGGCCAGCTCGACCTCTCAGCGATGTGCCGGTGGTTCAGGATGCTGGGATTTACGATGAAGGTGGAGGACACCGTTGATGTGTTCGAGAGGATTGAGTTCTGCCAGTCACACCCAGTGTGGGCTGGTGAGGACTGGGTGATGTGTCGGGCCCATCGGAGGGCCATGGCGAAGGACTGTATCAGTCTCAAGCCATTAGACTCTCGGAGAGTCTACGACAAGTGGCGCCGGGCTGTTGGGCTGTGTGGTGCCTCCCTAACCGGTGGTATCCCGGTCCAGCAGGACTTTTACCATGCACTCATGCGGGGTGCTGGTGACCAGGCGCTCATTGACCCGACCCTCGAGACTGGCATGGCCATGCTAGCCCGCGGTATGTCAAGGACATACGCACCACCAACCGCTGCCTCCCGGTATTCTTACTGGTTGGCGTTCGGCATCACCCCTGATGAGCAGGTAGCGCTCGAAGGGTTTCTGGGGCAGGTACACCTGGGATACACCTGCCCAATCCCGGCGGAGGGTACTCGACGGTGCCCCACTGAACTCACTTTGTAGGTAACCCCACCTACTTATTAACGTATATCTTTAAAATGCCTAAAATCAAGAAGAAGTCGGTTAAGCCGCAGCGCGCCACTAAGTTGGTGCGCTCCCGTGCTTTGACCCCGGTGGCATCCGGTGCCAAGCAGGAGTACAAGAGACTCCTGCTCGACCCGTGTAATGCAGATTTGATTCGGTCTCCTTATGGGAATGATGCTGGCCAGGCAACAATTCGTGATCATTCCGTTTTCAATAATGCTACGGCGGCCAATATAGTGTTCTTCCATCCAGTACTTGGTGTCTTTGTCAATGATGGTAGCACCCCCGAGTATCTTAAGCCGCTCTGGGGTACTGACTACATGATTGGCAACACCAGACGGCCGGTGGCGGGATGCTTGGACGCCATGTTCACCGGTGCCGAGAATTTGCGTGCCGGTACAGTTTATTGTACAGTTGTGCCGGGAGCAAATGTCTACAGACATTTGGCCAGTACTTATGGCGGTGGCTCTGTTAGTATTCCAATGAGTAGCTTGGCTTCTTATTTCACTAACGTTAGTAGGATGCCAGTTGACCGTTGCTCGGTCAACTGGTTCCCGACATCGGCGGATGCAGAGTGGTACCCATCCATCTTGCTCAGCAACGCTAACTCCAATGCCTTGGAGGTGCTCTTCGCTAAGACCCACTTTTGTGCCGTCTTTGTCGATGCGCCACTCATTAACAGCATTCGGTTTAGTGCTACACGAGTGACGGACTTTGTGCCCTCTGAGAGCACTGTGGTAGCCAATAACGCATCAGCCATCCCTTGGGGCGTGTCGGCTAATACCGCCGCGCCAGTTGACTACCAAACTGTCCTTCGTGAGTTGGCATCGCAAGATTCCAACTGGTATTTGGACACGTTTAAGAAAGTGGCCAAGTTCGGCTTGGGGCTCGTCACCAACGTCGTCCAAGGAGGTCTCCCAGGAGCGCTCGGTTACCTCACCCGAGAGATGTCAGGTTCCACCACCATGGGGGGTAAGAAAGGTAGGAACTTCATTTCCTAGAGTCCCGTTAAAGGTTAGAATCCTTCTCCGATCATTAAATCCTTTCAGATTACCAGTCGAGGTAGTTGACCAAAACTGGTAGCTGGATACAAAATCCAAACAAAATTATTCATGATATACGTATTATCAATTAGCGGTGGTCAAAACTTAAGGGCCTGTCACTCTTGCCATAAGCGGACCCGAGGAATGGGGTGGGGACCCCAACCATCGGTAATCTAGCGAGATTGGGAGTGTGGTGGGTGCGCTGTTACATGCCGTCGGTATAGCCGATGGCA